ACTCGTCATCACGTTGTTGGTATACACCATCAAAGACTTCATTGAGGATAGGTTCGACTACCGCTCTAAAGTCCGTACTGCGCATTGGGGTTGCCATGTGCTACTTCCTTTCTTTAGTTATTCGACGTTAGCGGCAACGAACGCATCGTTGGCAAGCTTGACTTGTACAACCGTGTATGTATCACCCCAAGCGTTGTTAATTTCACGGCCGAGACCAGTGACTTGAACTTGTGCTTGTGTGCCTACAGCCACGTCTGTGGTTGCTATCGCGGCAGTTGAAGTGCCCAAGCCACCGTTGCCGATGATTTGACCAGATGTCACTGCTGTGAAGTTAAATTCCTGTCCCACTTTTGTGTTGGCGAGCGAGCCGTTGGCTTGCACTTCATACACAATTTCAGGGTCCATGAAAATCCACATTACGACGTCAGAGGCGGTGCCCAAAGCGGGACCGAACCATTTGCTGACAGTGCGACGGCCAGAGGCGTCGGTGTATTCAACACCACCGAACACGCCTGCTAAACGCATGCCTGCTGTGGGTGTGTTGCTTGCTACCACGAGGGTAGATGTGCCTGCAGTCGTTGCTTCATCAAAAGAGACAGGGGTACCGCTGTAGAACACTGCCGCCGCGTCATACGCGCCGGTGTAGTTCAATGAACGGATAATGCCGCTAGGATGATAAACGGGCTTCAGGCCAAAGGGAGTGTAAGTTGCACTCATTTATTGGTTCCTTAAAGTTGTTAACTAAACCGCAAGTTATGTGCGGATCTGTGTGCATCTTTTTCCATTTCCAAGAGGCCACCTTCCAGAATGGAGCGTCCACCTTTACCATTTTCAGCCTGTGAACGCACCTGCGACGTAATGTTGCGCTGGTGTTCCAAAGGATCATCATGGTGAAGCATTTTTGCCACTTCCTGATAAATGTCTTCCGGGAGCTTGAATAAGATCATCTCATTACAAGATATACAACCTTCAAACTTGCCCGAGCTCATTTTGCCTAAGTGTTCAAAGCCTTTTCCTAATTCGGCGGCTTTCACTGGCTCATAACCCAACGCGATGCGTTTGTCGATTGAATCATACTGGTTGGTTGTGGACAACCAGCAGAGGTGCATACCGGGTAGCAAGCCGCCCGGTACGTCCGGCAGTGCGTTGTTGGACCATTTGTCCCGAAAAGCCTCCAGCCTTTCACGCTTCACTGCTTCGTCAGGCGAGGAAGCTTCGTTCCGCGCCTTAAGCTCATCAACACGTCCTTGCAGACGGTCGTCTAAATCTCGTGTAATTCGATTGTTAGCCATCATTTACCCCTTATTTCGTTACTCGGTTCTTACGGTCAAAATCTGCGTAGCTACGGATAGCTTTAGCACGTTTGGATGGGTCGTCCCACATCCCTGCGTCCTTGAGCGCCTGCACGCGGTCTCGGCTCAGTGTGAAGGTGTTCTTTATAGAACTACCGCTCACGTCTGTGCGACCACTTGAGGTTCCGCTACGGCGGTTACGATCACCACCGCCAGTTTTGGCCGTATACCTGTGAGGTAAACGTTCTTTCAATCGATTGTCCAACTCGTCCCAGTACTCCGGGTCGGATGGGTCCCAGCCTTCACTTGCCAGTGCGTTATCAATCACCTTGGCAATTCGGCTGTCTGTGTCCTTACCACTGGGGTCATACCAGCGGTTTGAATTCAACCACTGCGTTGCGTTTTGTTGAACCACCTCGGTTGCAACATTCGGCACGTTGTTACGGGGCTGTTTAGCCTCTTCCAACTGACGCTGTTTGAGCATTTGCACCTGCGCCAATTTTGTTTTGGCGTTGTGAAACTGCTCCATGTATTCCATTTGCTCGGCCACGTTGCCTGCTTGCGCGGCCTGCGTTGCCTTCATCTTTGCGTACTCAACGCGAGTTGATTCGTCTTCCAACAGGCGGTCGATCTGGGCAAACTGGAATCCTACTGCGGCGTTTTCCACTTGGGCCAGTCGGCGCTCAAGGGTCTCGTTGCGGCGTTCCAGTGCACTGATCTTATGCTTGGCACTAATCTCGCGTTGCTTCGTCAGGTCCTTCTTCAGGCGTCGCTCTTCACGACGCGCGGCTCGAAGGGCCTCTCTGTCTTCTTCGGTGTCACCCTCAACGTCGCCACCCTCGGCGAAACTGTCTGTGCCACCATCACCGTCATCGTCGTTGTCTTGCGATGAGTCTTGTTGGTCGTCTGAGCCCTCGAAAGGGTCTACATGATCTTCCATGGCCGCCAACGCACTGCCGTCGTCGCGTTCTTTGATGGCAATATCTTCGCCGGCCTGTAATTCAGCTTTATGTACTGATTTCATAACGAAATCCCTTATTCAACAAATGCGGGGAACATGGTCCGCGCTGTTTCAAAATTATCAATTGCACAAATGACCTCACGGTCCTGCAAAATGATAAACACTACTTCGCCGTCACCGTGCGGTACCGCCCAGCGGTCACCACCGTACTTGATAACGCGAACTAGATCACCAACTTCTGCCCAAGCGCCTTCCGGCCATGGTTGCAGTGTGTTGAGATCTTTGTAAGCCAAGGGACCTACACCAACGACCTTTGCGATCACCTCGTTCCATTTCTCGGTGGCCTTGGTGTCATTAACTAAAATGATGCCGCCCTTTGAAACGTCTTTGGCTTTTCGCAACTGAACGATGATTCGGTTGCCTTTCAGCTTAACACCCGGATCAACAACCGGGAAACAGTCAGATTCACTCCGGCCGTCGACCTGATACTTACTCTCTGTCATAGTCAGATTCCTCGTCCTCTTTCAGGACACTGTTGATAATTTCCAAAGCCTCTTGCAGACCTTGGCCTCTCCCTACAAGCTGGTTGTATTTATCCCAGCTATCGACCCCGCTCAAAACGCCGTTTTGTAAAAACTCAACGGCTTCTTTGATCCTAAAGATCGATTCATACAACGGGTCTTTCATCAAAAACCCTCCTTATAACTAAGTACACACAAATGTGTGTACTTACGCCCTAAATTATTTTTTAAGACCGCGACTATTTACGGGCGGTACTTGGTACAAGGGCGCCTTAGGTGCCATCTTGGAACCAGAGGGGCCTGTCTCTACTGGGGAGCCGGGGCCGCCTGCGTAGCCGGGCTTGCCGGTGATCTTGTAGTTCTTACGAAAACCCATGTCTTGGTTTTGTGTTGCCATCTTCATACTCCTGTTGGTTGTTGTGCTTGTTGGACCGCTTGGGCCAACTGTTGTTGCGCCTGCATCGCCGCATCGTGTGCACGTTGCTGTTCCGCTTGCGCTTGATCTAACCCATGCTTACGCAAATCTGCGTACGCTTGGCTTTCTGCCTCCAACGCAGTCATCTCTTGTGAGTGCTGTTGTTGAATCTGTTGTGAGCTTAGTGCTTGGTTTGCGCCAATCATTGCCACGCGCTCTTTGGAAGAGTTGTTGATGTCCGCAATAGCCACCTTGGCCGCGTTGTCTTGGTCTGCCAACTGTTGCTGTAGTCCAAGCTTGGCCTGAATCTCTGCCAGCTTGGCCTGCATGTCGCGCACCTTGTCTGCCATCTCGGCCTGCATCTTCTCGCGCTCCAGTTGGAACTTGGCCTGCGCCTCTTCTGTCTTGCGCTTTGTCTCGGCCATCTGTGTCTGGATGAGTGCCTGAGACGTGGGGTCCGCCATCGCCGCAGACTGCATCTGTGACTGCTTGGCCTGTTGCATCTGTTGCACCAACTGTTGGATGATTGGGTTGATGCCTTGGAATGTCTTCTCTGCGTCTTGGTTGACCAACTGCGCGGCCATGGCCAACGCCTCTTGGGCGGCTTGGTCCAGCTTGCGCTCTTCGTTCAACTTGAACGCGTCCTCGCCGCCGGCGGCGTGCGACACGTAGTTGCGCATTGACTGCAGGTAGTGCAGTGTCAAGTGTTGCTTGATGTGTTCCAACATCAAAGGCGTCACGCCGGGGCCAATGAGTGGGTTGCCGCCGTACGCGGGGTCCATCATGTACGCCAAGTGCACCTTGAGGTGGTCGATGTGGCTTTGGTCTGGGAACGCGGCGGCCGCGTGGCCCATGGTCATCTGCACGTTTTCCAGTGCAGGGTTGCTCTCAACCGAGCCCTGTGGGTTAGGCATGACCTTTTCAATGTCGGGCACCTTCATCAGCTTCAGGACACGCATGTGGGCCTCACGCACGTTGTACAGTTGAGGCGCCTTGTCTGACAACTGCATCACCAACTGCGCCTGAGTCAAGCGCTGTGTTTCGCTGAAGATGTTCGGGTCAGAGATCGGGCTGACGTCTGAGTTGTCTTCGAAGTCTGCTACCGCGATCTCGGCACCGGACTGGTTGTCCATGTCTTCCAAGTACCAGCAGTTCAGGCGAGACAGAATCTGCAGGCTCTTGGCCTGACTGCGGTGCAGTCGTGCGTGAATGCTTGAGAAGACCTTAGAGCCCTGCTCAATGAGCGCCTGTGTTGTGCCAACGGGTGCGTTGTTGCCTGCGTCGGCAATACGTCCCTCGCTTGTCTTCACAACACCCTTGGCCGCGTCGGTCAGCCAACCTAACAGGTTGTACAGCACCGAGGACGGTGGGTTGAACGGCAGTGGCATCGCCAACTTACGCACGTCGTCCACGCCGGGTGAACCCTCGATCTCAACGACCTGAGTTGGCTCGATGCGGTCTGACTGGCCACCAATGCGTCCGCCTTTTAGCTTCAACATGGTCTGGCTGTTGTTCACGTGCGCTGAGTCCATCAACGCGCGCAGTGAGCCAGTGAGGGCCGCGGAGAGGCCGCCGATCAGGTGTGGCATGCCAATCGCGTAAGCGCCGCGCCATGGAATGAACTTGTATTCCACGATCCAGTCCAGCTTGCGCATGCGTGTGTCGCCAGACGCCCAGTTGCGGTACAGGCCTACCACCTTGCTTGAGATCTCGTCGACCGTCATGATGTACGGCGCACGCGCGCCGCCTGTCAACGGGTCGTCTTCCAAACGCAAGAAGACCGTGATCTCGTACACACGGCGCAGGCCGTCTACGTTCTTAGTTGGCTCTGTGATGCCCTCGATCTTGTCGTTGGCCTGTTTAGACTGTGTCTGGTTCTCGGGCACCAAGTCAGACGTGTAGATGTCAATGTCGCGGTATTCACCCATCTCGACACGTTGCTTGAACATGTCTTCGGTGATGTCTTGCTGTTCTGTGATGCGCGCGGCGGAGTAGAAGTTGGTCGACGCAAACGGCAACAGAATGTTGTCGATTGGAATCCACTCGGGCACTGGACGGTTGAGGTCCTTGTCAAATCTCCATTTGAGATACTGTGAGCCGCCAAGGGGAAGCTGTGTGAACAACTGCTCCATCTCGTCGCGGTACTCTTCAACCTGCTCGGTGAGTTGCCAGTTCAGGAAGTTGGCTTTACGCTGTGCTGTGTCTAAGCGCTTTTGGTCTGCCTTACCCTTGATGTACGTGCGCACCAAGCCGTCGGCCGGCAACAACTCTTTGCACGCGTTGGCCGCAAAGTCAACGCAGGCCTCTGCCATGATAGGGTGCACAACCTTGGACGCGCCTTGGAACGTCGCGCCACCGGGGGCGTCGTTGCCCAGACCAGTGCGGCGAATGCCCTCTTCGTACTGCTTGTCACGCTGTTTGCGCGACTCACGGTCAACTTCAATCAGGTCAAGGTACTCAGACGCCAAGTTGTCCAAGACGCCCTCTTCCATCTCTTCTGCCAAGTTGGCATAGAACTCTGGGTTCTGTGAGGGCTTCTCTGTCTCCATCATGTTAACCACGACGGAGCCGTCTTCCAACTCAATGACCTCGGACTCTACCTCGTCAATGTCCAAGTCCAGCGCGGTGGCCAGATCCTGAATCTCTTGCTCGGTGTCTACCTCTTGGGTTGTCTCGTCTTCTGCGTAAGACAACGCGGACAGGTTACCGCCCTTTTGAAGTGGGATTGTTGGTTGCATTATTGGTTAAAGCCTTTGTATGCTTTTCGAATTGGTTGGGCCATAGGCAACATGCCCAGTGCGCTCATGCCCGCGCCAACGGGTTCGCCCTTGGCCAAGTAGTGTCCAGTTTCTGACGCGTACATCGGCGCCATGGCCATAGCGCCAGCGGGGTTAAGTGTTGCAATGTCAGCCAGTCCGAAATTAAACGGCAGGTTGCTAGAGGGGCCACCTACCACGGTGTCTGCCATTCTACGTGCCTTTTGGCGGCCCATGCCTGATTTCTCTAAGAACTCTTGACCCAGTGAAGAGATGCGCTCACGCGGTGAGGCTTTGTACTCGGTCATGGACGGCTCACGGCGCTCCATGTTGCGCATCAACACCTCTTCAGCCGAGGTGCCCATTCTTGAACCTCCCTCACGGATGTACTGTGTCAACTCGTCCATTGTGGGTTGGCGTGTCATGCCGCCTTGGTTGTAGCCGCGCACCATCATCTCGGCCTGCATGTCGCGGGGAGAGTACATCATGCCGCCCTCCGCCTTGCCCTGAATGGCACGGCGGCGCTTGTCTTCCAACTCTTGCATCTGCCAGTCCTGCGCGAACGGCGCGCGCTGTGACGGTTCGGTGTCGAGCAAATAGTCACGTTGCTGTTGTGGCTTCCAGTCGGATGGGTGCTTGGTCACCACCGTCTCTGGCAAACCAGACATGCGGGCCTCGTCGCGCCACGCGTTCATCTCTGCTGTTGCAGGGCCACGACCCTGCATAGGGCGTTGTGCGATTGGGTTTACGCCGGTGTAGTTGTGGCGCATGGGGTTGATCATCGCGTTGATCGCGTTGACAATGTCTTCTTGGTCTGGCTCGATGCCGCGGGCACGGAAGTCCGCAACCACCTTGTCCACCAAGGCACCGTGCTTGCCAAGCAACATCTCGTCTGTCAATTTTTCCAGTCCGGGGCCCTCAAGCTGGGCAGAGCGTTCGGCAAACGGCGCGCTTGCGCTGGTCATCTGCGGAATGTCACCCTCGGTGGCGCGCAGGGCGTCAAGACCACCCATTGCGTCGTCTGTCAGGTCCATCGCCTCTTCACCCAACTGCTGGCGCGTTGCCAACTCTTCTGTTGAGGGTGTGAATGACTTGTTCCATGTGCGGTTGGACGTGCGTCCTGTGTTTGCCATGGACATGAACTCGTCTTCTGGGAACGCGTTCTGAAACTGACCCTTGGGGTACGCACGCGCCTTGATGTTGACCGGCGACATGTCAAACTGGCTGGGCACGCCTTGGAACGGGCCAATTGTTTCGCGTGTTGTCACGCCCTTGGCACGCTCTGGTGTGATCACTTGGCCTGTGGGGCTTGTTGCTGTGGGGTACGGACGGCCTGATGCGTCAACAAGCTGGTTTGAGAACGGCGTTTTCTGTTGCATGCGGGCCATTGTCTCGGCCGGCTTGGCTGAAGGTTGTGACAAGGACCGAATGTGGTCCTCTAACTGCTTCACCTCTTCGGGAGTGGGCGGTTTACCCACTGCCTTTGTGTATTTGCGGATTGCGTCCTGAATTCGGCCTGCAAACTGACCCAAAACGTCACCACCCTTGCCGTAATGAGGCAGGTTGGCCTGTTCATACATCATCTGGGTTGGTGTTTTGATAGGGTTAAGCATCGTAATCTCGGCTTTTTAAAATTTTGTTGTAGGCATCGAGTTCTCCGCCTTTTACCATGTCCTTAAACATGTCTCGGTACCTTGCTCGGACTGGGCCCCACACAGAAAACGACTCTCCGCGTGCCCTGATGTACCTGCACATCTGACAGTTGCACTGCCGAATCTCTTTTGTGTGCGAAGAACTGTGCATTCAGGGGCCTCCTATAACCAATCACCCATAAATGGGGTGATTTGTGCCCGAAAATCACGCCGCGTAGGGGTTATTTACCCTGTTTCGCGCAATGTCGTCTGCGTGCACGTAGTCCCTTGCCGGAAGTGGGTCCAACTGGAGCCATCCTGAGTCGCGCAGGACACGGAGGGCCTGTGAAAGTGCGTCAACGTAGTCGTCGTGGCCCTTCGCTTCGGGGAACGAGCACACCTGACGAATGAAACGCTTGGCCCATGGGGCTACCTCGCCCGGGTTTTCAGGGTCTTCTGGCACAAACACCCGGCCTTTTGCAATCAGCGGCGCCACAATGTTCATCCTTTGCACCTTGTCGGCTCTTCCGGGGTTGTAAGACCTCACTGGCAGGTGCGCGGCCTGCAACTCTTGGATGAGTGAGATGCCGGCTGACTTGTCTTCCATGAGAATCAGGTCCGTTTTCTTGCCCTTTGCGAACGTGTTGTCCGCGCCGTACACGACCTCCTTGTAGTCCTCGATGACCTTGCGGCGTAACTCTGGGTAGGACAGGTGGTTGTCCCAAGCGTCCAGCAAAATGCAACTTGTTGCGAAGTCTTCTTGCTCGAACACA